CTCGCGTTCGGATCCATTAACATCCCGTAACCTTCCCGATCAGCAGACAATCCGTTTTGCGGATCGACATAAGCCAACCTCGTGTTTAGGTTTGGAGGGAACATCTCGTCAGGAGCCACACTCACCTCGCGGTGAGGCTCTTCGTACGAATACTCGAGATGAGCCGGCCTTGTAAGGGTCGACTTTGGGCCAGAACGTAGAACTAACGCGTAGAACGCTATCTCTGGGTTTCCTTGAATGTAAGCCTTACAAGGGCGATACACACGACACCGGTAACCGCGATTACGATCGCGGACACCGATATCGTTAGGATTGCAGAGAAAACCACTATCATCTGATCCGAAATCAGGGATTCTTGGGACATCTTTATCTCCTAGAGCCTTATAAGCTCTGATGATGATTGAAAGACACCGACTTAGATCCCTTCCGGTCCGTTTGGACCACCGGTAAAGACGATTGTGGAACCGAATGAGTTCTTCGCGCTTTCCAGAAGTCGTTACTTTCTGGAAGACTGGAGTAACAGCTGATCCGCAGAAGTAGTGCTCACCGCACGATTCATAGAATGGCCCGGAAAGATAACTCTTTCTCGGGTTCAACCTAAAACCGGCGTAAGCTAACACTTTGGTCAACTCCTCAGCAGCAGCTTGCGGGACGATTATGTCATCACCGTAGACGCTAGTAAAGACGTTACTCAGACCTAACACCTCACATGTAGCGTAGGCTAGTCCATAAAGGATAAGGGACTCTAACTCGAAAGTATACCCGTTGCCCATGGCAGCGTGCATGTTCAGAGACAGAGTTTTTCCTTTCTCAAAGACGATGACCTTACAGCGAAGTGTCTCGAGGAGAACTGCCCAATCGATGGGCAGCAGGTCGAACACTAGTTCACGAGTTAAAGAATTGCTAGCATCCTCGAGATCCAGTGTGGCTAAACCATAGTCATATGCTACAGCCGCCAAGCACTGGTTCCAAGTCTGATCATTTAGCAAAACTCCTACTTGACGCAGGGCTCTCCGGATACTTAAACCTACTCCCTTCTGCAGATAAATGTTTGCAGTCGGTTGCTTGGCTATAGTCCGTCGAGTTGTCGCATCTTTCGGCACGGTACTGAATTTCTCACCGACGACCACATTGAAATGGTCAAGAGTAAGACAGCAAGGACCATCTGGTTTTACACCCGTAAGGGCTTCAACCCAGAGTAAGTCACCGCCGATAACGTGGCTCATACACAATAGAGCTTCGTTAGTTACCGTTAACTTGGAGGTTAATTTTTGCAGGGCCGTGCTTCCGAACTTCAGATCGAAAGTCGAACCACCGCTCCAAGAGCAATTGTCAGACCACTGACGCAGACTAGGCACCCGTCCTAATATCGATGCAATTTTCCGCTGTGCTGTTAACATAACAGCATCAACGCTGGGGTTTCCAGAAACACCGACTTTCAAACGAGAGTTCGTCTGTCCATTAAGGTCTTCGCACATTAACCAGCGTGCGATAGCTTCGTTTTCTAGGTTCGCACCCGTCATCCATCCCTCCCATTTTGAAAGGAACTTCAGAGCCAAGTAATCAGCCTCAAAAACTTCAGCAGAACAATACTCCCCAGGGTCTAAACC